TGAAAGTTTCATGTTTAATCTCCTTTGTGATATAAAATCACTTAAAAACATTATACATTAGTCTTGTTCATCAGGCTTACTTTTTGCTTTGCTAAAAATTGACTCTATCTCTTTATCATCAAGTTTTCCATCATCAAGGAAAGCGTTGGCTAGTCCTTCTACCACTTTTGCAACTCCACCAATTCCAGCCATAAAAATAGCCTTTGGTAGACTTACTCCAGCGACAGCGCCAGCCCCGATGACACCTAGACCAGAGGCTCCGAATACAGCAAGTATTCTAAGAAGAATATTATTTAAATTTTTCATTTTTCCTCCAATAATGAAAGGCCATAAAAGAATGCTCCTATCATTAAAATTAAAATTGCCAAAAACATTTTTGGCAAGAATCCACTACCAGTTTCTGGTAGTTTGCCATGACTATGGGTGCTATGATCATGAACCGTTGTAGTAGTTACTGAAATTGCTGGCAAAGTCGTGGTTATTAATTCAGTTGTGGTTGTTAACTGAACGGTTGTTGATGGTGCTAATGTCGTAGTTGGGGCAACTGTTGTTGTAGTTGGAGGCGCAGTCGTTGTCGTTGGAGGATTCCAAGAGACAGTCGCTGATACGGTTTTCGCTACTCCATTAACAGTTGCTGTAGCGGTATAAACAGCAGTACCAATAGAATTGGTTCTGACAGTAATTGTTGCTATACCACTTGAATTTGTAACAGCTGTAAGTGTTTGACCAGCATCTGGTCCACTACTTACTGTTACTGTAACAGTAACTCCTGACTGTGGAACACCGGCAAGTGTTTGTGCTGTTGCAGTAATTGTTAAATCCTCACCAGCATTTGGGTTCTGTGGAGATATTGCCAATGTAAAAGAACTTGGCAACGAAACAGATCCACCACCAATTGAAACGGCTTTTCTAGTGCTCGACATTGTTGGATATGGATAATCAACAAGAGTTTTAAGTGTTCCAACATTGCCAGTAAAGTATCCATGCCAGCAAGCTGCAACAATTGTGTTATTTAAATTAAAATCTGAAATGCCGTCAGATGTTGCTTCTGGACCACCATTGCAACCTCCATTGTTATAAACAGCACTCGGAAGAAGTGCTGTAAGCCAGCCATATGTTCCGTTATTTGCAAATAAACCACCACCAGAGTTTACAAAGTCAGCAATTTTTTCTGCATTATTTGTGAATAATGTTTCTTTTGATGCACTTCTTGACCAGTTGTCTGGGATCCAGATAAGGGCTGGTGTTGCAGATGTTATGGTCGTTGAAAAAAAGGAACTTATCTGTGCATCTGTCGTATAAAAATCAACAGATGGCGCAGTGGTGAATTCACCAAGATACTCAGGAAGTTTTGATGCCCAAGAAGCACCGCAGGAGTTATTTCCTCCATTAGAACCTAAAATAGCAATGTGTCCATTGTTTGGATTTATCGCACCATCATGGACTTTCTTTAGAACTCTAGCAATGTATAGACCTGTTGATTCATAACCAGAGTGACAAACTGGATCCATACCATCAAGAACAATTGGACCACCTCCAGTTGCTTTGGCTCCTCCAACAAGTTGAACAACTGGGCTGTTGGTTGGCCAAGGAACAAATAGGCTCAGTGCAGTCACAATGGATAACCCATAAATTAATTTATAAATTTTATTCTTCATTATCATCCTTCTTAATAATTATTCCAAACATATGAACCACAAAAGCTCCTACTGTGAGCCATAAACCATAAGTTCTTGTTTGACCAGATAATGTAATAATTACAATTACACCTCCAGATATAGTCCACGCAAGAGCGTGAAGTTCTTTTAGTATTTTTTTTACCATTATTTTCTCCTAGATCGTCTGTTACTACGATCTTCATTTGAACCAGCATCTCCTGATGGTCCACCGCCTCCCGATGGGCTACCGCTAGGGACACTAGGAGTGCCTCCAGAGGGCATAGGAGCCGTTGTAAGCGTTGTTGTAAGGGCAGTTACAGCAATGACAGCCCTTCTTGTTTTTACATCTACATTTGATCCTGTAGGAACATACTCATCTAGACCTTCTCCGAATATGTCAATCTCATCCTCAAATGCTTCTTTAACCTCTGCTGGGGCATCTGACATTGCCTCAACAAGCGCTGCTTCTTCTTGTGGTGAAAGTTCCGAAACTTCTATTTCTTGAAAAATTTCTTTTGCCTCTTCGCCAGTAATAGCATTTAAAATTTCTGGATTGCTGGATAGTTCTTTTGCCTCTTCAGAATCAACACCATTAGAAATAATGTTTTCAATAGCAGCAACAATTTCTTCTTTTGTTAAGTTTTCTGTATTTTCAATTAATTCAGAAACTTCTTTTTCCAATGTTTTAGGAACCTCTGTTGTGGTTGTTGTAGTTGTTTCAGGAATCGTTGTCGTTGTAGTAGTTGTGCTTGTTGTAGTGGTCACTAATATGGTTGAGGTTGTTGTTGGTTCAAGAGTTGTTGTTGTTTCTGGAACAGTTGTTGTTTCTGGAACCGTTGTTGTACTTGTAGTAGTGGTACTTGTAGTAGTGGTAGTGGTAGTCGTTGGCACAAAAGCTTGTCTTGTAAAAGCTGATTCTGGAACAATTGCCCATTCCCCATTGACCAACCACCAAAGTTGAACCCAAGCTCCTCCTCCATTTTCATAAAACCAAAGCGTTATCTCTTTCGAAACTCCTGCTTCAAATGAAATAGGCTCAGAGATACTTCCTCCACCACCCTTATCCCACCAGTCATAAGTAATTTGTTGCCCATCTAAGTAGAGAATTGTCCCATCGTCTGCTTGAGCCATAAATGAAATATCCTGTGATATTTCAGATGTTATAAAACCTTCATACTTAATTACGAAATCCTCGTATAAATCAAGAACTGGTATCTGATCAAAATAGTGTTCTATTTTTGATGTTGTATAAGTGCCAAAAACTTCAGTTGTTGGAGGGACTGGAGGAGACGAATTAAAATAATTATTAGTGGTTAGATTATTGTAAACAGTAACAAAAAGACCAGATTCAATATCTGCATTTGCAGGAGATGAGAAAAAACCCAAAATAAGAACAGGGGTTATTATCCAAGAACCTTTTCTAAATCTTAATCTTCTCACATAACAATAATACTTTATTAAGAGTTAAACAACATACTCAACACCGCTTATCACTAACGATGCTGTTGCTGCATTACTCGTAATATATATTGATGAGTTAGCATTTAAAACAATTGATGTGTCGTATGTCAATGTTTCTCCACTGAGAATCGTAGCGTTGCTAAAAATTTGATTATTTGCAACAGCCGATCCTCCTGCTGGAATTATGTGAATATTTGAAGTGATTGTACTTGCTCCGGTATTACAGATATTTATATTCTTAACAATTGCATATCCACCAGTATTTGATGTTATTGTGTATACATTACCTGTTTGAGTATTTCCAATATAAAGATTTTTTGGTATTAAATTAGGCATTAGACCCCCATCCAATTTAAGATTTCAGTATCATATACTGTTGTATTCATATCTTGAACAACAACAGCATCAAGAACATGATCAACATATTCTCCTGAAGTATGAGCAGTCGCTGTTGTTCCATCAAAACCTCTTTGTTCAATTGTGAAAGAGTTTGCACTTCTGGTCGATATTAGAATTTTTTCTTCAGATGGAGTTCCACGACCTATTGAGATAACAAACTGATTGTTTGCTCCTGTAGGAAATGTTGAACCATCTACTACTGAAAAAGAGGTAGAAACATTTGATATATTTGCAGATAATGTTGTTGTTAAAGCATTTCCTACAAATTCTCTCCTGATCATAAAACCACCTTAGTTGAGAGAAATACTCAAGTCGCCAGAGGCTATTCTTAAAGTATCTCCAGAAGTAACAGAGCGACTGCTTGTTAAAGAACCATAAACAAGGATATTGCCAGAGGTCAGTGCATCGCAGACAGCAACAGCAACAACCGTTGCTGTTGGCATTCCTGTAAAGTCAACATTGGCACTATTGGTTGCTGTTCCGCTTGATGAAGCGTTGAAAGATACAGCTTTTCTTGCATAAGAACCACCAGATACTTCAGTACCAGAAGTGCTATCTGTTGGTGCAACAGTATACAATGCCAAATAAACAGTTGGCATAGTATAAGAAGTCGTACCAAGGATGTGATCGAGAACCTTATTTTCCAAATAATTGCTAAGGTTTCCTGCCATAATTAATCCTCCTTGTTTTTAAGAAAATCTTCAATTTCAAATGGATTTGCAATTCTAAAGTTTTCTAATTCAAGAAGTCTATTTGCAATTTCTGCTGGAACTTCTTGAATAGGATTATCTCTTGTAAAAGTAACATCTTGTGATGTATAAGAAGCTCCACATTCAAAAACAATAATTACATTATCACCCTGAACTGTTTCAACAACCTTTGCTTCTTTTTTCGGAGCAGCTGCTTTTTTTGGAGCAGCTTTTTTTACAGGCTTCTCTTCTTTATTATTCAAATCTTCTGATTTAATTACATTGTCAGTCATAACTTATAGGATACCATATTTTCTTAATAAATGCGAAATGGGGAGGTTTTTACACCTCCCCAAATCACAATTTGTTTTAATTCAAATTACAGTGAACGCAACTTAACATTCTTACCGATTACATATGAATCAGCATTTTCAATGTTGCTTGCAACTCTCATGTACTGAGTGTACTCAATGGTGTCGGTCTTTGGCTTGAACTGACGGTAAACAGTAATGTCACGGTGGATACCGATAACACGGTTGTTCGGGAAGGTCAACTCAACGAAGCCATGTGAACCGCTGGTGCCTGAGTAGTCACCTGCTGCTGCTTCTGGCATAAGAGGAACTTCAAGCAATGGAATGCCGAATGGTGAGATACCAGTTGAACCTGGACCACCATTTGCTCGCATTGCGCCCTGCAAAAATGCCATGTCACCAACTGTTGATGCTGGTGATGGTGCGCCTGCTGTTGCTGCTGTTGCAGAGTTTGGATTTCCAAGGCTGAAGATCGTATCTTGTACGAGTCCGGAACCAGAGAAGAATCTCAACTCATTTCTGCGCTGCAAATACTTTGTTGGCAAATTACGCAAGATGCGGTCATAGGTTGCTCTAGAGACATTGTTGCCTCCTTCGTCAACAACACGACCATTGGTTCTTGCAAGCTTGTTGAAGCCATCAAGTGCCTTCAAAAGACCGTTGTTGGAAGATGTGTTGCCGTTGATGAACAAATCGTCAAGGTCGTTGGCTGTTTGACGAGCCATGATCTGTGCGATGTGATCTTCAAGGGATGCACCCTCAATGTTGTCCTCAAGAGACTCTGTTGAAATTGCCCAGTCAAGACGGAGCTTGACAGTGCTCAAAGAGACTTTGCTGAATGTGACAGCGGCATTAGAACCAGTGTCTGTTGCTTCGGTTGCCTTTGAAAGCAAACGAGTACCAACGGAAACCTTGTCGATTTCCATTTGTGGTGTACGCATGCGAACGACTCTTGCGTTCTGCATTAATACGGACTGATCAATAACATAATCAAGGAAGCGGTTAGACTGTGCTGGCTTCATTAAGCCGCCAGAGTCATTACCTACTACGCTTGTTGTTACTTCATCAGCTTTCGATAGAATTTCTTCTTGTGATGCCATATATTTTACTCCTCCTACTTATGACTCATAACCCAAAACGCCAATGACGCTTTGTGGTAAATACATGTTGCCCCAGAAAGACTTGTCTTGAGACTTTGTGATGGTCTCTTCCTCTTCGTCTTCCTCTGGATCAACGCTCTTTTTGATAGCACCAGCGTTAGCAAACTTGCTAACTTGCTCTTCAGTTTCTGCGAGAGCTTTTTCTGCTGCATCTAATTTTTCTTGAAGTTCAGCGGAGCTGGCTTCAAATCCCTTTGTGATGGTGTCGATTTTTTCTTGAACAGATGCTTCAATCTCTTCTTTAATTGAAGTAGCGAAGGTATCCAGTTTTTCGTCAACCACAGCACCGAGGGCTTCTTTAAGGATTTCAATATCCATTTCTTCCTCCTGTGTGTTTTCAGTTACTTCAACTTCTGTTGAAGCATTTTCTTGAACATCTGGAACAAGCCAATTTACAAGTCTCTTAATAAGAGATAGTTTATTCATTTCTTGTTCATTCATGTTAAAGACCTTATCATAGTTTACATCATTTTGCAATGAATTATCCTCCAATTCAACAACTTCTGTATTAAGTTGTCCTTTTTCTATTTCATCAACAAATGAAATTAGATCATTTAAGAAATTAGAATCTTCTTTTTTAATTTCTTTTTTCTTTTTCTTACCTGGAATTGTTGGAGTTGCAAAACGATTACCTTGTTCTGGGTTTTTAATACCTGAACCCATACCAGATGTTGTTACCTCTCCCTCTTTTTCCATCTCAATTTCTACAGACTTTTTCTTAGTATTTTCATATCTTTCCAGAAGTCTGCGCCCTTTGGCAGCAAGCGCTGCAGCATCTTGCATATTTTGAGGAACAGGCTCTCCCCAAGCAGCAGCGGATAAAGCCAATCTTGTTGGTTCACCGTTTGGCTTCTTCATAGGACCAGAAGGGTTGGTGAAAAATCTTGTTAAGAAAGAACCTTTCCTTCTCATCTTCTCTGGAGTGTCTGCCGGACCTTTTACTCCTGGTTTAAGATTTGCACCCTCTGTTTGCTTAAAATGTCTACGACCTGCAGCAGTAAGACCACCTTTTGGATCTTTAAGTGGTTGCTTTGCTTTTTCTAAATCAAAGTCTAAATCTTCAATTAAATCAAGGATGTAATCAAGATTGCCATCAATATCCATTTTCACAATGTCGACAATAGCAAGGGCATTCGCTGGATTGTCTACTAAACTAAGTTCTCCTAAAGTATATTTTTTAATGATATTAGCTGGTTTACCTCTAAACATTTTTTCTGTAGACTCTGCTTTTTCAATAATCTTACCGCCAATAGAAAAAGCCTTAAGGGTTCCATCAAGAATTTTTTCCCAAGTGCTTTGAGCACCTTTTGAAATATAAGCATTAACTTTAATAGCCTTATACTTTTCACCGTCTTCACCTGTGATCTCTACAGGTTCATAGCTAATAGCTTTACCGACAGCAATTGGTGCATGCATTTCTCTGATGTTTCCACCCCAATTTTTAAATGCCTCAAGAGACGCACCAAATTCAACAATATCTCCTGATTTATCAATATTGTCAGCAGTAGCAATACCACTAACAATTCTTTCCTCTTTCTTGATCATGTCAATTGGGAAAGATAAATTAAAATTTTCCATAAAGACCTCGTAATTAATAATTATACACTATTTTTTTTGTTTTTAACCAAAAGCCATAACAGCAATTGTTACACCAGATGTGATTACTTGAAATTTTGTATAATCTCCATAAAGTTCAACATAGCCAGCATTGCCTTCAGCAGTTGATGGGATTAAAACTCTTAATGGTCCTCCATTGATTTCAATAACAGCATCTGTTGTATTACTAGCATTATAGAATTTAATAGAAGA